AATCAACCCTCAAGCATATAATCTTTATGGGTGAGATAAATCAAGGCTCTTACATATTTTGCCACTAAATCGGGCCGGTTAGGTAATAAAAGACTTTCCTGTAAATTACACATTACATCACAGAGTTTCAAGAGTCGTGGTACTTCCCGATTTCTCAAATCTCTAATATATTCAAAATAATCTTCGCCCTGAAATTTGGTCATGTTAGCGACTAAATAGCGCACATGCGGGCCAAATTCAATTTCAACTTCCTCAATTTCAACTTTGGTATCTTCGATAACATCATGCAAATAAGCCGCCTGTACAAATTCAACCAAACTGATATCAAATTCATTACGGCGGTGAATTCGCATAGCTAATTCAGCTACTTGGTCTAAATGATAAATATATGGATGTTTACCATATCGCTGATTACCATGCGCCCGAATAGCATAATCTCTAGCATCTTTAATTAGTTGTTTTGCACCATCACTAAGGTCTACCATTTTTCTTTTCCTTTACTGCTTTATCTATTTGGCGCTTTAGGTTTAATAGTGTACGTTCACTATCATCTACACCGGCCCCATTATCCTCAATATAAGATTCATAATCATCCAAAAGACAATTAGTGCCATCTTCAAATTCAATGGAAAGTATCTTTAATGCTGGATAATGTTCATCATAATATTGTACTTCTACATCAATTACCCGTTTACCGGCAATTTTTGATAAACTGAAAACGGGATAATCTTCCCCAATTTCATTTTCGTTTGTCACAATATCTTTTAGTGTTAGCATATTAGCATTATACCATAGGACTTGACAGAGTAAATGGTACTATGGTACTATTGCGTAGCATGGGTGTCATGCTATAATCCGGTTATGAAAGGAACGACGAATGATTAAATTATATAATGATAGTGATACTTCTCTTGTTGAATTTGCCGAGGAAATGGAGAGGCGTAATCCAGTCTACATTTATACCTATGATGACTTTGTATTAGTCAGTGACGTAGAGATAGATGAAGACGATGTAGAAAACGTTATTACCGAAGCAATTAAAGAATGGCAAGAACAGAATGATGATTTAGACGATGACGAATAAACCTTTGGAGAGGATAATGGGAAAAGTCTACGGATTGAGCATGAAGGCAGATAATAAAATGAACTGGTTTACTTTTATTAAGCTGTCTATTGACGCCTATATTCGGAGTGATAAATATAACCACGAAATTCCTAGTATTATTTATGTAAATCCAAAGCAATGCGGATTTTTAGGGAATGCCAGGGGTGTTATTTACCAGGGACATAAAATCCTAGTCCAGCCTAAAAGAGACTGTATCGAGCATCATATTCAAATCCATTCCTAAAAAAATCCGTTGACATTTGACATTTCCTCCATTTCATGGTATAATGGAGGAAATGTCAAATAAAAATAAACGTACCTTTCTAAAACACCAGAAATTGGCTTTAGAAAGTGCCAAACCAGAGGTAATTCTATCTGGTGCTTATGGTTCCGGTAAATCCTACGCTCTTTGTGTCAAAATAGTTTTTCTCCTTACTCGTTATCCGGGTAATCGCGGTTTCCTCTGTCGTAAAACTCTCCAATCATTAAAAGGTTCCACGCTTAAAACTCTCCTAGACGGCGACGGCGATTTACCGCCAGCATTACCACCAGAGTATATAGAATTTCATAATAGAACGCTCCGCTTGATAAAACTAATCAATGGTAGCGAATTATGGTATGGAAATATGGATGTTGAATTCATAAAGTCCATGAATTTCGGATTCGCCGCCGTAGATGAGTTAACCGAATTAACTGAGGAAGAATGGAATGCTTTATCAGGACGTTTACGTTTATCAGGTATTCCTACTACTCAACTAATTGCGGCCACTAACCCCGGAAGTCCCCAACATTGGGTTTATAATCGTGCTGTTGTAAATCCTCCTCGTGATGATAAAGGTAATCCTACCATTCAATTCATCCAAAGTAGCACGTTCGATAATATTTTCCTACCTAAGTCTTATGTTGAAAACCTGAAAAGAACATTGTTCGGTTTCTACTATGAAAGATATGTGCTAGGAAAATGGGTAGGTTCGGATGATGTGGTTTATGATAACTTTAGTTTCAAAAAACATATAATCCCGAATTTCGATATTCCTAAGAATTGGAAAAGATTTAGAGCGTTAGACTTTGGTTATCGTGCGCCTTTCTTTTGCGGTTGGTTTGCGCTAGCTGGTGAAGACGCAAAAAAACTAAATGAAAATCTAAAACCGGGCGATATTATTTTATATCGTGAAATTTATTATACCCAAAGAACAGCGTCAGTCAATGCTCAAAGAGTGAAAGAATTTTCTGTTTATAAAGACGGCACCCCGGAAAAGATTGAATTTACCGTATCCGATTGGGACAGTGGCGATAGAGCCGATTTTGAGGCCGTTGGTATTTATACCATCATGGCTAATAAAGATATAACGGTTGGTATTCAAAAGGTAAGAGAAAGATTGGGAAATGATGACCCGACTCGTGGTTCACCAGTTAGACCGACTTTCTATATCTTTGAAAATACCCTTATGGAACATGACCCTAAATTACGTCTAAATCTAGAAAACGGTAGCTCAAATAATAATCCTACCCGCGCCGCCGAGGAATTCACGGTTTACTCTTGGAAGAAAAACAAAGAGGAGCCGGAAGATGATTTCAACCATGCTCTAGACGGTATTCGTTATTTTATCATGGCGTTAGATGGTAATTATCTTTGGTCAGAGGTTCCCTTTATGAAGGTATAAATGACAAGAGAAGAAAGAATGGTGCTTAACTATCTTTCACATATTGTAATGGTATGGGGAATTTGGTTAATCTATGGAATTGTAGTACATCTACAATCAGTGGTTTCGATAGGTAATCCAACAGCTATCATTTTTTTAGGTAGCCTGTTTATACTATTTGCGTTTATTGCACTATCTACTGGTCAGAAATATTTTTGGGGATTTATTATACTAATCTCTGTCCCATTGATGTTTCTAGGGTTGCTTTTTGTGCAGAGAGCAATCAATTCACCCCCTCCGGTGAATTGGAGTGCGCCAGTAGTTTTACTAAGCATGGGTTTGTTTAGTATTGTATATTCAGCCCAAATTTACGGCAGAGGGCCGTTTATTCAGGTAAAAGATGTATCTTAATCAAAAAGGCTAAATGGCATGTAATCATGGAAGAAATTTGGAAATGGCTAGCACAAAACGGGGTGGCTTTATTAGCTTTAATATTAACCCCTTTTCTCGCTTGGTTCTTTAATCGGCGTACTCAAACAGCGAATGTCAAAAAAATTGACGCTGAGGGTACGTTATTATTGGTTGATAGTAGCGGTAAATTAGTTACATCATGGCAAACTCTTTATAATGAATTAAAGAAAGAAAACGAAGAATCGGCAAAACGTAACGAAGAATTAATAAAACAAAACGATAAGTTAATTGAACAAAACAATAAATTGATAGAGCAAAATCGTGAAGCGAAAATTCAGAATGAGTTATCTATCAATCAAATGAATGATTTCAAAGACCGTTTACAGAAATATACAAACGGCATGGAAAAGATTTTCGGATTGATGTTGGCTGAAATTCAGTCTACTAATCCAGATTTAGCAAAAAGTGTAAGAGAAAATTTCTCTGAAATTTCTCAAATCTTTAGTAAGTAATAGGTGATTATGGCTAACAATCCTAAGCAAAAAGCAATTACAAATCCAGGCAAGTCATTGGGTGGAATGGGTATTTTATATAATTCAGTTGCAACATTTGAAAACCCGTTTTCACTTGATGCAACGTTTTGGCGTTTTGTAACAAAGAAACAGCCAATCGCCATGATATGTATTAGTAACCATATCATGCGTATTCAGGGTTTGCCGTGGGATATTCGCGCTAAAGACGCTAACCGTAGTGACGAATTAAAGTCACAAATCGAAGACCATAGAAAAATTATCCGTGAATTTGGCGGATTAGGTTTCATAAATGGGATTGACGTTTTACTACAAGACTTTTATCAAATCCCCTTTGGGGCGGCAATTGAGCCGGTAAGATATAGTGATGGCCGTCTGTTTAAGATTGTTAGAGTAGACGGTGGTACATTATATCCAACTAATAATCCGTCTTTGCCGGTTATGCAGAAGGTAGGTAGTTTAGACCCGGTTTATTATAAGCCTGACGAAATTATCAGACTTTATCAATCACCTAGACCGGAAATAGACCGGCAGGGTTGGGGTACGCCTCCGGCTGAAAAAATCTATTTAGCAATGGAAGCTTTAAATAGAGGCGATAGATATTATGCTCAATTACTATTAGACACTCCCGAAGCTGGTTTACTTGACTTAGGCGATATGTCTAAAGATAGTGCCGAAAAATGGTTAGACAGTTTTCGCAATATGTTGAGTGGAATTGACGCTTTCAAAATTCCTGTTCTATATCAGCACAATAGTCCGGCCCAATGGATTCCGTTTGGTCGTCCTCCAACTGATATGTTATTTGATGCAATTACTTTCAAATACGCACAAATCGTTTGTTCGGCATTCGGTCTAACCGCTGGCGACGTAGGAATTAAGGGGCCGGGTAGCTCTGGTTTATCGGGCCAAATTCGGGATGAAAGAACAAGTAAAGCAACCGGTTATGCTAGCTTGAAAGCTAGAATAATTGAGGCTTTCAACGCAGTTTTACCAGAAGAATTAGAATTCGCATTTATTGATACCGATGATGAATTATTGGTAGCCAAAGGTAGAGCGAGAAGCGCCAACGCTGTAGCCGGTAGAAACCTAATCGAGTCAGGCGCAATTACTCCGAATGAATGGCGTAAGCAATTAATCGCTGATGGTTTGGTAACTATTCCTCTAACCGAGGAGCCAGATATGAGCGAATTTGATGTAATCAAAGAAATTGACGGTACTGCCGACCAACTAGAATTACAGAAACAGCAACTAGAAGTATCGAAAATCGCGGCTAAGAATAAGCCGGTAGCTGGTGGAAATGGTGGTAAAGGTCTAAATAAACAGCGTCAATTAAGAGGCGGAAAGCTGGAAAATGTTCAGGGTAAAGAGCCTAAGCCAGCCTCAGCCGGTGGACAGGGAGAAATAAAGTCAGAAGCAGTAGAAGAAAGTCCACTTGAATTATTGATTTCTCGCGCCTATCGAAATGTAAAAGGTAAAGCTAATTCTCCTAGAACGAGAAAATTAGTCAAGTGTGCGCTTAGAGAAATTCATCCAACTATTCAAATTGCTATTTCAAATGGTGATTATGATGTTTGGAAAGCAGAATATATTCGAGCAGTTTTCAATATAGAAAATTCTCTGCCAGTTGAAACTAATACAATAATTAATCAGCAAATAGAAACCTTCTCACAGGCTATAGATAATGACAGATGGTGGGCGCTAGAATTAGACGAGACAGCACTAGGGGACACCCTAGAACAGCCGTATAGCTTAGGTCTGTACGATGCGGCCCAAAAGATAAATGAAAGCCTGTACGAAGAAGGCTATACAAATAAATCTGAAATTAATATCAACGTATTATTGTCAGATGAAAGTATGGAGCATTTATATAAAATCGCTAAGAGTTTCATTGAAAAGTCAGATATAACCAATGAATTCTTCCTAAAGCGTTTATCAATCGCGGCAGTTGCCGAGGCCGCAGTAGATTATCCAGAGGTGTTTACTGGTAGTGTTGATGATATTCTCTCAAACGATGATTTTATCAACCATGCGGCAGAAATTTTCCTAAGTAATTTTGATGAATTAATGGAGCGTGAATGGCAGAGAGCAATTACACAGCAAACTACATTTGTGTATGACTCTGCTGTCGAACGTCAATATAAAGAAGTTGGGTTTTCAGAAGCTAAAATAAATAGAAGCGAACTGAAAAATATCAAACCCAATTATTTCGTAGGATAAGGATTATTATGGCATTAAAGAATAAAGTATCAGAAGTAAAGCATTTTCTCGCTAGTGGTGTTCCTTCCGAAATGAATCTGTTGGTAGCAGATTATTTGAATAATGGATGGGAAGTATTGGATGCTAAACTAGTATCCTATGATGCTTCAAATAACACAATTACAGTATTTTATATTTTAGCTAAGAACAGCAAAACGGAATAATGACAACC